TAAGGATATGGTAATATATACGACCATCAACATACCATTTACGGAACATTTCATGTCCATACTGATTGAATGATAATAGACTTAATACATTAGCAAATTCTTCTTTAAAGATCTTTTTGATCTTATCCGACTGGTCTAATGAATCTACATTAAGAGTAATGGGATTTGCGTTATCCCCTACAATAGATTCTGAGACAATGTCTGTAATTGCTTGGTCGCATTCAGGAACTGTTGCGATTTCTCTATATTTTCTAATCTGTGACGCGTCATCAGATAATTGTTCTGCGGACAGATCAAGATATTGCGAAAAATGTCCTCCAGCTGTAACTACGCCACCGGACTGATCCTGCGGAGTTACAAAGGAACGACCCTTTTCAAAAGTATCCTCTTTCTTGTTCTTTTTCTTTATCTCAAATCCGAATAAATCTGCCATTGTATCTTTTCCTAATAATAAAATAATGGTGGTAAGGAATAACCCCTACCACCATATTTATACTTCTTTTATGATGTAGTATTTGAAGTCCAATATTGAAATTCAAGAGTTACTTGAAATTCCGAAATCTCGGAAGTGTCATATGACATTTCAATTGCACTTACAGACGAAGGCCAACAACCAATTAGGTTGTATTCCTTAACAGGAACACCTTGAGAATCCAACTGTGATATTTGCATATCCACTTGGTAATCATCAAGAGTTGACATTGAGATATTCCCCTCATGTGAGTTAATACCATTCGACCATGTTTCAAAAGCATCACGAACTTCCATATTAGAATCATTGATGATTGTGATTGTCCAAGGTTCGAATGTTCTTTCACCCGACACTTTGAGTGTACGACCACGGAACTTAACTTCAATTGGTGTAATTGTTGATGCTGGTAATGAAGCTGCTTTACACAAGATAGATGCAAGTTCAGTATTTGCGTCAACAAATGATGGGAATGATGGGGTTACTTGGAACAAGTTAGTTCTCGCACCCCCATTAATTAATTTTGATTTAAAGTTATCAACTGCTAAACGTGTCATTATTATCTCCTGTTATTTGCCAACGATTTCGCTGAATTCAACACCCGAACGCGTGGCAATAAAGTTAAGCGTTATATAGTTGATTGATTTAGATGGTTTGATGTATATATCTGCTACAAATTCGTTAGCATCTACAATTGATCCACCGTTATTAGAATCATCACATACTACCATGTAATCATACACACCGCGTCTTCCTTTGATTTCGCGTAGGAATGGTTCGACCATGTTACGGAACTGTGCGCGTGAGAATTCATCATTAAACTCAAATAATTGAGCTCTTGATGCTTTTTTGATTGCACGTTCTAATACGATAAACAATCTACGAACATTGATTCTATTAAATGCAGAATTAAGTTCAACACCTAAACCAGTCTTATCACCGAACAATACGAAACCATGGCCGGGGAAAGATGTGATAGGATTGACGCGTCTCTGGTACAAACGATCTCTTTGAGTTTGATCTGGGTTAATCCCTAATGCGACAACGTTCTTCATTACACCACGGTTAAAACCTGCAGGACTCATCCAAGCATCTGAATGTCTTTCAGTTCGTGCAACAATACCAGCAACATCACCAGATGCGGCAACGAATCGGTATTTATCGAAGTATCTATCATACACTTTAATTGGTGTAGAGTCAAGTACGATGAATGACGATGATGGAACTTTATCTGCCCATTCGACAACTTTATCAACATTTAAGTTAATAGGAGCAGTTCCATTTTCTTTAGGTGAAAGGAATGCAAGACAATCCATTCGAGTTGATACGAAATTCGTATAGATTGTAGCAAGATCCGGATCACATGCACCACCAATAATAAGATCAATATCGACTAAATCGACATTCTTAATTACGTTTAACGCTTCTGAATAGTCTGCGTCTTTTGGAGAAGCAGATGGGATAGTTGCGTAAGATGTACCACTATATAAACTGAATAAACCTGACTTAGCATCAACTTCTGAAGCAAGATCTGAAGACAAATCATCAGGCCAGTAAGCAGTAGGATATCCGGAAGCATATGGTGTGCCGTCATGATTCCAGTATGTTGCGGGAACTGCAGCTTGGTATTCGATTGCAGGAATTGCGGCAACTGCGGGGTGACCCGTAACTGCTTCAACTGCGATTTTAGTGACATTACCATCGGAATCAACTTCTTCAGGAGATGCAAGTACTGCATCAACGCCCGGCACCGCATCAACACCATCTACTGCTACGACTTCTGCTGATGCAGGTCGAACAACAAGTGATGCGTTAATAGATTTTAACGGCATATCGACTGATTTACCAACACCTGAAGTGCCACCAGTTCTCACATCAGCAGGAGCATCTCCCACCCAAATGTATTTTGAACCAGAGTTCATCACATCACGCCAGTATATTGAAGCACCTTGCGCATCAACAGCATCAGAGAACTGAGACATGTACGGGAAAGTTTCAAGAACTGCACCTTTAGAACCAGTGAATTCACCAGTCTCATCAATTACTAACGCATGTAATCCATCATTCGAACCACCATGTTTCAGAGCAAAAGCAGATGATGTAGGAATCCCAGAAAACTGTTCTTTGTAACCAAAGTTTTGCCATGCTGTAGTGTTTGCACCAACGATTGCAACAGACAAAGCGTTACCTTTTGAACCTTTGTATTTTGCGATGAAGTATGTCAATTCTGAGTTATTAGCAGGAGCTCCTGCATTGTTAAAATGACCAGACGCGTATGACTCAAATTCTATCGCATTACCGATAGAAGGTTTATCTTCATTCTTACCAGCACCGGATCGGTTAGATGCATGCGCAGCTGAGTCTAAGTCGTGTGAGTTTCTAACAATATTTAATGTGTTAGAATACTTTAAAAAATTTGTTAATGGTAAGAAATCTGTGATTATTTTCTCAGTAGGTTTACCCATTGCTGTTACTAATTGTGTTTCTGATGCTACCTGAACTATTTGTCCGGTAGGGCCCCAATCAAAGTAACCTACGGCCGCACCAATATTTGCCGAATTCTTAGGTACACTGTTGGTTTGATCTATCTCTTTTACTTGTATGCCGGGCGATACTTGAAATCCCATGTCGTTATCCTCAATATGTTTAAATTATTTATATGTATACATTATACGGTTATTACTCAATTATTATTATTTATAAGTTTGCGGATTTCTTAATTACCCTAAGTTCCAATCTGTCGATGATGACTGACCATCATCAATGAATCCGAATGGTAATATGTCCCGTTCTATCTCTGCTTGTTGTTCATCGTATATCAATGATTTGATATCTATATCGTATATCTCATTAAAGAATCCTAGTTGTACAAAATATCCAAACATGACTAAGTTCATGACTAAGTCATCATGATGAGCTTTACCTGCTTCAAATGATGCACCTTTAGCAACAAACGTAGTTAATTCATTGATAGTATGTGCATCATATAATGTCAACTTTCCTTCTTCTATAATGTCTTTTATGTTAGAACACCCTATACGTTTAACTTTATGCGTCATAGTAATACCAACATCTTTCGACTTAATAAATGATTCTACATACGTATTCTCATAATCCAATTCGTAGTATAATTCATTACCAACAACCGCCCCCTGATCATTAGACTCAATGACAACATAACAGTTATTATACGCTTTAGCATATTTATATATCACATTAGGAAACAATAGGGGTGATATCGTATTAACACGATACACTGCCACTTGTTCGAATACTTCTCCAGATACGTCAATTATATTGAATGTCGAGTAATCTCTACCTCTTCCTTTAGCAACATCTACCATCATAATATATTGATGATCTGGAAGTTGTTCCTTATATATAAGAACTCCATCGGGGAACCTATGAATAGGTTCTATGGATCTCAATTTAAGTAAAGTATCTGCTATTATTAAGGTATTACCTACACCGATGAATTTATTGCCAAATTCCTGTTCAAACTGAAGTTCGGAGGTATTGGATATGGTTTCTCTTTTCCATTCTTCATCACGGCCGGGAACATCGTACCAATCAACCCGAAATGGTTTATACGAGTTAGTCCCTTGAGATGCACCTTCCCAAAGTTTATGGTATACATTACCTAGACCATTAGCAGTTGATGTGATAATAACTCTAGTGGTCTTACCAGATGATACAACAGGATATGTTGATGTATAGAATTCGCCATCATTCTCTACAAACGCAAACTCATCTAGAAACAACAATGATATAGACATACCACGAATAGATGAGCCTGAAGTAGCAGCCGCTATAATACGAGATCCATTAGAGAATTCAATTGAACCTTTGTTTAAGGTTTTGCAACCTGCTTGAAGAAAGAATGGTAAGTTCTCAAGTGCTAATGTGACTCTTGACAACATCTCGCGAGCAGTCGCACCTTTGTTCGCAAGTATAGCAATAGTCTTATCTGGATGGAATATAGCATACCACAAAAGATATACAACAGATGATATTGATTTTCCTGATTGACGACATGCTAATACTATAGAGAATCTATTATCTTCAAAATGTTGAAACATCTTTTCTTGATAAGGATATAAGTCAAATGAGGTAAGTCCCAGATCCAGATGTACAATCTTTATATAGTTACGAGCAAAATAGGCGGCATCTTCCACACATTTGGAGTATTCTTCTACTTCATGAAGTGACCATTCTTGAGATACGCCATCTTTCTTTACATTGACGTTACCTAGATATCCAAATTTACCGTTCTGAACTTCCATATTATTCTTCCATTATACCTTCAACTATCATTTCAATGGCTCGTGGATTGTCGGATTCTACTGTTTCTGACCTACACTGATACCATCGTTTCAATTCAATTAAAATATTCTTCTCTAAGAGAAATGTTTCCTTCTTGTCCAAGTCAAGTTGATATGTCTTATAATATGTGAGAGACGGATCTGAGGTTCTATATGTCTTCATTCTCTGGATCAGGTCTTTAGTTATGCCCACTTTAATGAGATTGGTCTTAATTTTAATAATATAATAATAATACATAATATGGCTTGACATATCCTTAAAGGTGTGTTATAATATAACTTAGTTATGGGGGGAAAGGATGAGTACTAATCTTTATGCTCTATTACGTCCTTTTTATGTAATAGTTTCTGCAGATCAGTTGATGATCCGATGAATACATTGTTATTAGTGATTGATGCCGACTCTTTAGGGTTATCGGTGGATTCGATCTTCCTCTTCTCCTTCTGCAGGGACATCAATGATTCAACTACTTCTGCGTTAGTTTTGATCATATTCGATAAGACTTCAAATGCTCTGGGATGTTCTGACTCCCTTGCAAGCTCCATCATTAACTCTATACCTTCGGATTGTTTATCCGAGAGGTTATAAAGAGAGTCTCTTATGTAGTTATAATCTTTATCTATATCATTTTTCATTGATCTGCAAAAAAGTCTATTGTCTGTATTACTTTATGTACATCATCTTTTGATGCAGTGGATGGAAGGACATCTTGATTAATTCTTTCTAATATCTGTGGTGTCGTTTTAGATGTATCGATCATATTGACATCTACATGTTTAATAATTGCACCTTCAGAGATACCATGATAAAATCTTAATTTTGTAGTAAATTCTAAAGTATATATGATGGATCTTCTTGATGCAAAATCCCCTTCATAATCTTCTGCGAGATCGACTGAGTTTAATACGAAAGGTATATCTGTTTTCCTAGATACATCATTATTCTCTATGATAGTAACGGTATAATCCGGTTGAAATAATGGTAATATTTGTTCTACTATCTGAAGGCCTTCATCCATATTCTTTGCCAATATCGAGAGTGAGAACCCTACGTTATACGGTGCGAATGTTCTTAGATATCTTCGTTTATACGAATCGTCTGGATGTGGATATGCATCTCTAATTTGTTTATTGAGTTTAGATGACGTATCATAATCTATAGATGAAATCTCAAATGCCATCCTCGGTAACTTAATTGCCATCTTAGGATCTGTTAAAGATGCTTGACCTTGCACTCTTGATATGAACTTTTGTTTAGGCCCATATGCTAATGGCACTTTATTAGTTTCGAGTATCTTACCCGAACCATCCTGCCGTTGTACTTTAATATCATTAAATAAGGTGCCAAAAACAGATACCAGATTTCTTATATGTTTATTATAAAATGGAGTTTCAAACATTATGGTTCACCAAATGGATTAGTTTCAGAAAAGTCTATAATAGCATCTGAAACTGTTTTAAATTCTAAATTGTCTGCTTCGGGATCATTAGTATGTAGTGATTTATCAGTCAATGGTTTACCATCTATTAGTAATGTAGATACATCAGCATATATATTCCATGATGCTCCAGAAGTAGAACCCACAATAGGAAATTCGGAAGATATCCTGAATGTTAATGCAGATCCATCTGTACCAGTTTCATCATTAATATATATGACAGGTTGTGTTGTTCCAGAAGGGAATGACACTTTACTTACTTCACCTGTAATGAATACATCAATTTCTGCGGTCTCTTGTGTTACGGTTTCACCTATAATGAATGTACCTGAACCTTTAGTGAGACCGAATACTTCATAGTTAGAGTATTTAGTTTCGAACGTGTCAATATCAGATATACCTGTATCGATTTCCTGAGATGAATATTCGAATAACTCAGCATTGAGTTTGTATGTAGGTAAATTCCCTAATGCATAGAAAGGTTGTGCATGTTCTACATGAGATATCTGAAACATCGAATTAGATAAAGGAAGATATATAAGATCCCCTTCTGAAGGTCTATCTAGTTGTTCATCTTTATTGTTGAGACCTATTTCTCTTTCCCATCTTAGTTTTGACACAATGAATGTAGCTTGATCTCTTATCTGTAGACCAAACTTAGACATCAGATCACCTTCACCACCAAAGTTATCGGTATTTTCTATATACATCTCAACTGAATATGCATCAACGAATCTTGCATAGTCTTCGTTGAGTAATTCGTCTTCAGTTATAACTTCTCTGGGGATGTAGTATACGTCTTGTCCGAACATCTTTAAAGATTCTATTATGATATCTTCGTATAAACTTTGTTCGGAACGTACTTTATGGTTAAAGAACACATTAGTTGACATAGTATTACCCTATCATAAAATCAACTGGAAGTTCATATTCCAATCTAATTGTATCTTCTATTTCGTTTATGTCTGTCATAGCATCGTCATACATTTGTCTACCATTCAACGTAACACCGCCCGGCAACACCATGCCTTCAAACTTGATGAGATTTTGACCCCATTGACGTTTGATAAGAGCAGTAGTATATTTCTTCAGAAGTCTATCATTATATACATTACCGACAAGCGTAGGATCTAATACCGCATACGCAGATACTACAATGTATTCCCCTACTACTAATTCAGTCGAATCTACATCCAAGAATAACTTATGCTCATGTCTCGAGAATCTAATTGCATCTGAGGTTCCGGACAATTGTGATTCATATAATGCTAATGATTGTTGTCTTTGGGTATATTCTGCAATACCACCCATAGCACCTATGCGATTAAAATCTGATAGTCTCATTTGATGTTCTACATCAAATAGAAAGTTCTGACCAGAGTTACCTAGTGGTAGAATTTTCTCAACCCAAAGTATTTGATCTGATAGAGATATGAACTTATTAGTTTTATCGTCTGCTGTTATCTTATGAGTATAGAATACTTTCTTATGTGCATCTGAATGATATTCTTGCCAATACTGTAGAGCTTCATCTACCCTATCTTGAATTTGATCTTCATCTACATTCACTTCAAGTACGGGTTCACCTAACTGTCTTAAACAGTATCTAATTAATGTATCTCTTGATGTTGGGTTTGCCATAGTCGTCTTCTGTGTGTGTAATATTAAAACTATTTATACAGAACTTGTATCGTTATACATTCCTAATTCATATTTGGTTGCGACACCATCTGCCACTTCAGAAATGCGAACTGCGGTGGCTTCTGCATCATACTCACCCTCTGAATCAAATACGACATTAACTAATCTTTCAGTTATAACTTCACCTGATGACAGGAATTGCACCATAATGTCTCTGATACCCTCATTAACGGTGGTGATATCTGTGCCTGTATCAGCATCAGGCATTGTGTTACTTCTTGTGCCATCAAATTCTTCAATTAATTTATAAGTTATTGTCATTACGATTCTCCAGTTATTAAATTTCGATATTACCTTTATTTATACTAATCTGATATCATGAATTCAGACTTATAGTACTCATAAACATCAGGGATAATTCCCGTCATAGGGATCAACCCGATGTGTTCGATAATCTTGTCGTATGTTTCGTGGTCTGTGTGGTATGGTACAAAGTATGGATCGTTATTATATAGTAGATCGGGGTCATTGAGCAATTCATAAAAATCCTCCCCAAAGTCTTTGGATAACCAATATGCATATGCGATACCTACTATATACGATTTCGCAGGATACATCCAACCGGTCTCGGAAGATGGTTTTTCTATATAATCAATACAATCTTCAAATATACTGCCCACTCGGTACTGTATGTCAAAGTTAGATAGATCATCGTCTGTCTCTGGATTTAGTTTGTGCCATAGATCTTGCCTTATTTTATAATCTTTCACTTTCATTATACCTATCTAGTAATCCTTTATAACCTGAACATCCATTATCAAGACTCTTAACAAACCTATAATGCTCTGTAAGACAATGACCGACATAGTCGCAAGACTTACATATATCCGACAACACATGTTTTTCATTGTCAGCCCAGAAACGATATTGTTCGAAAGACTCTAATTCTAAAAAGAACTCTCTATCATCTCTATCAAACTCTAGTACACCAAACCTACCCGATGGTGTGATATATACATGATCATCAGAGAATGCGTTATACTCTTTGTTTAGAGCTCTATCTATATATTCTTCATTACCGAACCTAAACTGCTTCGGTATATCTGATTCGATCCATTTGATTATAAATTCTTCATAATCTTTATGAGTAGTTTTATGTGCATTAGATTGATTGATTGAGTATGGTTTTATCTCAACGGATGTTAGATTTGCTAACATATTGAGTTGAATAATCATATCATCTACATTAAGATTCATGACATCAGGTGTTGCTAATACTAATACCGCATAATCTGATGAGAGTGACATCATATTCATATAGACTTCGTCATGTCGTTCTCTACATTCAAAGTCATATGATACTGTTAGATATACATCATCCTTAAGGAATTCAGGAGACACCATCGATAGATTGGTTATTATATTAATCTCACCATCATAGTATTTCCGTATAGTTTTCTTCATCTCCTTATAGTATGTAGAGTTGAGAGCTCCTATCTCACCACCATATAGGTCAACATAATCTATCTGAGGAACTTGAGATAATAGTGAATCCAGACGATCTATTTTAATCTTAGTCTGATCCTTTAACTGTTTAGGTGTTAGGTAACAGAAGTCACAAGAGAAGTTGC